ACAACATACTTACTTGCCGGGTGTATTAAGCTTATGCCCACGTTTAATTGAATCAGAAGATAAACTTAATGCTATTGTTGATTTTACCTACAACCTTGGTGTTGGCAGGTTAAAGTCTTCTACCCTCAGACGCAAAATAAATATTCAAGATTGGGAAGAAAGTAAAAATCAGTTAATGTTGTGGACAAAAGGTGGTGGTAAAGTTTTAAGAGGGCTTGAATTGCGAAGGCAAGCTGAATGTTTATTATTTTAGGAGGGAGATATAATGGCAGAGCCTATTAAAGACTTAGGACAAGGCGGTTTAAATACAGACTTACCCCCTCTTTTGGTTCCTATGAATACATTTACAGACTGCTTAAATGTAAGGTTCAACAACAATGCAGCAGAAACAATAACAGGAGAAGCCTTAGGCCGCACAGTTAGTGTGGCACCTGACTTTGGCATACACTGGAAAAGGCCTGATCAAGGGTATAATATATTTATTCGCAATGGTAATGCTGTCAGGGTAGACGCTGCGGGTAGCGCATCTGTTATGCTTAACTCTGCCGATGCTCAATACAGCAGCAGTGACTGGCAAGCTACTCTATTTAATGGGGGATTTAGCGTTGTCATAAATAACGGTAAATCAACACCCCTCTATTGCTTGTATGGTGACCCCGTAGCAGGCACAACCTTTCAACCATTGCCGGGCTGGAATTACACAGGTGGAACTACTGTAACAGCTAAAGTTATCAGGTCACTTAATTATTCTCTTATAGCAGCTAACTTATCTATTACTGTGGGAGCAACAGTTACCAGTGCTCCGGGAACTATTCGTATATCAGCGCAAGCAGGGACAGGCGCTATTCCAAGCATATGGTTACCCGGACTAACTACAGACACAGCAGATGAATTTGAGTTAAGTTCAACAAGCCCTATCTTAGATATGCTGGATCTCAAAGGTAATATGTTTGTTTATTCTTCGGACAGTATCAGTATTTTATCTATTGGTATTGCCACCAGGGTAACAAATTATTCCAAATCTTACGGTATCTTAAATACTGATTGTGTATGTGAATTTGATGGCTACCATTTTGTTGTTGATAAAAATGATATTTACGCTCATAACGGAACAGGCAGCATACAGTCTCTTGCTGAATTCAGAATTAAAAGTTATTTCTTTGACAATCTCAACAAAAGTTATTTAGATAAAGTGTACGTTGTTAAAAACATTTACAACAAAGAGATTTGGATATGCTACCCTAAAGGCGGTTCAACTGTTTGCAATGAAGCACTTATTTACCAGTATAAAAATAACACATGGTCTAAAAGAACATTAGTCAACAACACATATTCTTTTCTTGGGCCTAAAAATATTAGTTCAACCTTTCAATACGCCAAAGAAGTATTGTATATGACTACTACCACCACTCAAACATTAGTCACCGATGATAATTATTTGATGTGGAATGGCACTGCTCTTGCGGCTTATACTTCCTACCTTGAAAAGAAAAAATTAAATACAGGTGATTTAACAGGTAGTTCAATTATCTCCTCAATATATCCTATCTTTGATCAGGTACCAGGAAACTCAAATATTACTATCAGAGTAGTCGGACAAAATAATTATATTGATAACGTTGATTTGTCAACTGACGATCCTGATTTAAAAGATACATTTACATTTTTACCTAACAATCAAAAATCACAAGGTTACAAAGTAGATCCCCGAGTTAACGGCAGAGTAATGAATTACAGGATAACAGCAAATGACTATTGGAGACTTGCAGCACTTGCAATAGACGCTAAGCCAGCAGATAGGAGGTGATATGATTAATTCCCCAATTACAGGTAATGCAGAAGTAGATTATTTTTTATACCAACTTTATTTAGGTCATGCAGAAGCTACTGCATCATCGGCAGGGTCAAGTGTTCCCGCTGATCCTCTGGTAGGCATACCCTTTGCCAACAGGTATATACATATTAAATATGCAACTGATAATGTTGGAACAGGACTTTCAGATGTGCCGACTAACAAAATATATTGGGGTATATACAATTCAAATTCAACTACTGAAAGCGTAAATCCAGCAGATTACACATGGTATGCCACAACTGGTTTTAATACTACTAAGTTTTTATTTTATTCAAATCTTGGCGGCAGACTAATAAAGTTTTATGCGGGTACAACAAAGCCATCAGGAGGTACCTGGTTAATAGATCCGGGTACTGCCATTGATTTAGATGTTTTAATTATACCTATTACATCTGTCAATACAGGCGATTCTTCAGTTACAGGGTTAGCTGCTCTTCTGGAGGTACTTACTAACTCTATAACTCAAAGTCAATTGTTTTCAGACCTTGGCACAAGAATTAATTTAATTGATGCAGCCGGAAACGTAGTTGGCAGTGTTGCCTATAAAGTTGCACAAGAAGCAACAGCCAGAGCTACGGCTATTGCAGCGGAAGCAGCCACCAGACAAGCAAATATTGTTACTGAAACTAATAACCGGGTTGCTGCAATAACCGGCATTGATGTACAAATTGCCACTATACAAGCAGATATAGCAACTCTGTCAAGTACGCCTGACTATAACAACGCAACAACATATGCTGCCAGTGCTATTGTAAAATACAGTGGTGGTTTGTACAGGGCTCTATCTACTACAACCGGCAACTTACCTACCAACACTGTTTACTGGCAAAAGATTGGTGACTACTCTTCTCTGGGAGAAGCAGTGGCAGCACAAGCGTTTCAAATTACAGACCTTGATACAAGAACAACAGCAAACACAACAGGATTAACTGCAGAAGCTACTGCCAGAAATACATTAGCTGCTACAGTAACTTCTAACAACAACACACTTACTGCAGCTGTCACCTCAGAAGCCACTACAAGAGCCTCAGCTGATTCAGCCAATGCAAGTAACATATCTACTACTGCTGCTATTGCTAATGCCAAAAATAGAAGCTACAGACAAGATAGCGAACCTTCGGCTGGTTTAGTTACCGGAGATTTGTGGTTTGATACTGATGACAACAACAAAGCATATCGCTATTCAGGTTCAGCTTGGGTAATTACAGATGATACGCGTATCTCGGCTAATGCTGCTGCCATTACAACAGAAACATCTGCCAGAGTTGCAGGTGAAACTGCTACTGCAAGCAGCATAACAACAATTAACAGCAATATTTCAACTAATTCTGCTGCTATTTCTGCCGAGGCCACTACCCGTTCCACCGCCGATACTGCATTAAGTAATACAATTACTGCCTTACAATCAACAGTAGGCACTACTAATGCGGCTATTGTTTCAGAAGCAACTACTCGGGCCACAGCAGATACTGCTCTTACTACTTCTGTCACAGCACTAACATCAACAGTAAGTACAAACAATACTACCGCCTCAAACGCTATTACATCAGAAGCAACTACTCGAGCTGCAGCAGATACTGCTTTGAGTAATTCTTTCACTGCGCTTACTTCTACTGTAACTACAAATGACACTGATGTAAAAGCTCTTATTTCAGCAGAAGCCACTACCCGTGCCAATGCAGATACAGCAACTACCACAACTGCCACTGCACTTGCAGCTACTGTAAGCGCTAACGATACAACAGTAAAAGGTTTAATTGTTTCTGAAGCTACTACCCGAGGAACAGCGGATACTGCATTGTCAAACACAATAACCAGTTTAACTGCTACTGTTAATGCAGACAGAACCACTGCCAATGCAGCTGTTGTTGCCGAAGCATCAGCAAGAGTTGCCGGTGATTCAGCAATTAGTACAACTGTAAGTACCTTGACTTCTACAGTAGCCGGTAAAATTAAAACATATCGGCAGGCTTCAGAACCCAACTCAGATATGCTTAACGGAGATTTATGGTTTGATTCAGACGACAATAACAAAGCATATCGTTTTAGCGGCATAGCTTGGATAGCCACAGATGATACTCGCATCGCAACTAACGGAGCCGCTATTACTTCGGAAGCAACAACCAGAGCCGCTGGTGATGCAGCAATTAGTTCAACTGTAACTACTTTGACAACTAATGTTGGCAATAACACCACAGCGATTCAAGCTGAAGCATCAACCCGAACAACTGAAACAGGTAATTTGTTTTCTAAATATACAGTTAAAATTGACACAAATGGTTATGTATCTGGTTTTGGTCTGGCAAGCACCGCTAACAATGCAAATCCATTTAGCGAATTTATTATTCGAGCTGACAAATTTTCTGTTGCAAGTCCTTCCGGGCCGGGGATTGCTCCTGTAGTTCCTTTTATTGTTAACACAACTACTGAAACAATTAATGGGGTATCTGTTCCTCCAGGTGCGTACATGGATGCAGCATATATTAAAAATGGTACAATTGTTGCTGCTAAAATAGGCAACTTAGAAGTAAATACTTTAAAAATTAAAGGTAAAGCGGTTACTATTCCTGTTTCAAATCAATACTCTGAACAAATTATCAGGACATTTATTCCATCTGCTCTGGTTGGTTCTTTAGGTTTATTTTCATCTAAACCAGATTATTACCAAAACATAGATGGAGTAGACGCAGGTACCACTATTTATTTACAAACAACATTTTCTGATCAAACCGAAGTTTTTGGAAGAGGCTCAAGTAATTATCAATTGCTTAAATACAAACTTGTAAGGCTTCATTATGATATTAATGGAAATTTGTTAACTAATATTTCAGTAACCTATGACGGAGAATATGTAATTTCAGGAAACGGGGCAGTACTTAAAACATGGTCTGTTGGCCCAGGAGTATATAATTTAGTTTCAGATGCAATAGTTAGCTCTTTTAATTCCAGAGTTTTTACATATGTAGATTCAACACCTAATGAAGCAACAGCCCCTATTTTTGCTTATTATATTAATGGATGGGGAGATACTTCGCAAGCAGTTACCGGCATATTAGTTGCTCGTTGCTCTTCATTTACAACATTTGCAATGGCGGCTAAACGATAATGTACTATATTTACTACAAACAAAATGGGCAAATTGTCAGGGAAACAAATCAACATTTTTCTGATTTTAATTTTGATAATGAATTATTAAAGCTTGTATCAGAAACAACAATTGATATTTCCAACTCTTATGTATCTGACGGTATTGTAAAAAAATTACCAGATAAAACTAATTCAAATTTTTCTTTTAATTATGAAACTTTTGCATGGGAAGATATGCGATTGCCTATTGAAAAAGAAATTGAAGCCAAGCTAATTCGAAATCAATTACTTTTAAATTCTGATTGGACAGATACTTTATCTTCTAGAACCAGATTAGGAGATACGCTTTATAACGCATGGCAGGAATACCGCCAACAACTTAGGGATATCACTGCTCAACCAGGATACCCTTCTGTTATAGATTGGCCCACAGCACCATGAAAATTCATTTAGCAACTTCTGAAGAGGCGTTACAACATTGGCCTACTATTGCCCCACTTTTAGAGCAGGCAAGAAACACCGGGCAGGGAGAGTCTTCAATGACAGATTATATGATGAAGATCCTCACAAAAGTTGCTCAATGCTGGGTTATTACTGAGGATGATAAAATTATTGGTGCTGGATTAACTGAAATACTTAATTACCTTCAGCATAAAACTCTTCACATTATATTATTTGCGGGAAGCAACTTTGAAGAGCAATCTAAAATGTTTCCTGTGGTAGAAGAGTTTGCCAAACAACAAGGGTGTATTTCAATTGAACAATGGGGTCGCGAAGGATGGGCAAAAATGCTTCCTAAATATGTACCCGGATTTAAACAAGCTTATGTAGTAATGCGTAAGGATCTATAGAAAGAAACATATGAAAATTAAAAAACTAAAGGTCACCAAACATTACGGTGGTGGAGGTGGTCAAAAAGAATCAACTCCTACTATCCCTGAATGGGCCAGGCCTTACATGGAAAATGTGGGCAATCAAGCTCAAGCATTGTATGGCAGTGGTGATCTCAGCAAAGTAGCCGGTGCTACTGCAAACCAAAATACAGCTTTTAATGCAGGAGCAAAAGCAATTTCAACCAGCACTGGTGCAGGCATGGATACCTTAGCGGATCAACAAAAAAGGTTAACAGCTGCTGCTACTTCCGGAGGGTACGACACTACTGCCCTTAAAAATAAAGCTGTTCTTGAAGCTGAAGGAAAGACCGCAGCACTTGGAACACAATATGGTGCGGGAGGTACACTTGGTTCTGCTCGACAAGCAGTAGCGCAAGGCGCTCAAAATGCAGCTACCTCAGCTCAATTTGCAACTCTTGATCGTGATGCGGCTCAACAAGGATTTACCAATAGAATGGCTGCAGAAAAAGATCTTGGCAGTAGTGTTGGAGCAGGAACAACCCTTGCCACTAATGCTGCCAGTTCTTTGGCTAAACTTGGTTCTGAAGAACGAGGAATTAATCAACAAACAACTGATGCCCCGTGGCAGGCTTTGCAACGTTACGCTTCTACCATCTATGGTAATCCTGCAAGAATGCAGCAAGCTCCTGGAGGTAAATAAGTATGTCAGGTCAACAAGCAACAAGTGCTACCCCTGCAATGCCTCAAGTTGAAATGCCAGAAAAATTTATGCAAGGGGGCAGCAAAGGTACTGCCAACAAAAACTACTTGGCATTAAATACAAATAGCACAAGCCCACTATCGGCCATGGCTGTTCCTCCTTCAACAACATATTCAGACATATTTTCAACCACAAGTTTAGCTTCGCCTATGACTTCGTTTACGCCGCCTAACACCCCGCTGGTACCTGCAATTACCAAAGTAATTCCAGACTCAAACACATATAGTTCAGACTATTACAATGGTGGTGGTGGTGGCAGTTCAAATTAAATCTATTAATAGTTAACCTGTAAACAATAAGGACATATATGGCACAACAAGAATACGACCCTTGGGCATGGACTAACCAAAAGCCCTCAGCTCCGTTAGCAGCAACTATTCAACCCTCGCAAGAACAACCACCCCCGCCTGGACGCAGCGCCCCAGACCCTATGATGAGTATGGCACAAAACGCAGTAATAAACAGGGCACCTGCCATGTGGGATGCAGGTAAAAATGCTTATATTAATGCTGTAACACCATATGCTCCTCTTGCAGAATCAGCTATTCCCAGCATAAACGCAACAACTACTATGGGAGCTTTAGCAGCACCAGCAGCACCACTTGCTGCAGCAACGCCAATAGCAGTAGCCCCCGCTGCCACGCTAATTGCACCCGCCGCTGTTGAAGGTGCAACGCTAGCAACAACTGGTGCAGGAGCCGCTATTGCCGGTGCAGAAGCTGCTACAGCAGCAAGTATGGCAGGAGGCATAGGGGCAGGCATGGGAGCAGCAGCTCCTGCAGCTATGGCAGCACTTGGCCCGGCAGCGTTAATTCCCCTTGGGTTATTTGCAGCAAGCAAGATCATGAAAGGAAAATAAAGATGAATGCACCACTCAGTGGGAAACAACATCGCGAATTTCTTAAGTTAGCAGCTCAGGAACAACGTGAAAATGTTAAGATGGAAAGAGAAGAATCTCGCAAACAAGCCTTACATGAGATCAAACTTCAGGAAGCAGCTGGTGGTGCCAATCAAAAGCTGGGTCACAAAGAGCAGGTACACCAGACTAAGCTTCAAGATCTGAGGTCACCACTAGCCAGTCGTACCCAACAGCCTCGCCCTAATTCAACAGATACCGTTCCTGCAATGTTGACTCCGGGAGAGGCAGTAATCCCACGATCAGCCGCACAAGATCCTAAAAACATAGATGCTATCAGGAAAATGGTTGCCGAAGGACGCAGGTATGAACATGGTACTACTGATGTACCTGATTTTAATCGTGGCAGCAGTAATATTCCTGGATATCAAGTGGGTACAACAAAGGTTTCTCATTACACCCCTCAATATCAACGTCAATTGTTTGGTGCTGAATCACGTTATGACCCAATTGCCAAAAATACAAATTCAACTGCATCAGGCTATGCTCAATTTCTTGAAAAAACTTATAATAATTTGCGTATACAAAATCCTGAATCTATTTATGCAAAGGTTCCATTTAGATCAAAAGAATTTTATGATATTGAAAATCAAAAAGCAGCGTTAAAAGATCTGACAGAAGCAAACGGCAATTACCTTGCCCGGCGTAAAATACCTATAAACTTTAACAATTTATACGCAGCACATTGGCTGGGGCCAGAAGCAGCAGCAAAAGTTATTCAATCAGAAAATGGAGCAAGCCTTGAAACTTTTTTAACTCAAGAAGTTCTTGACGCAAATCCTACTTTAAAAGGCATAACGGTAGGGGATTATAAAAATATATTAGATCAAAAAATGGGGGGTAAAGCGGTAAGGGAACCAAAAGCTGTATCAGCAAATGTGCCTCCTGCTGGGGTAGCGCTTTCTGATCTTAAAGCTCCACCAAAATCTTTTGGAGATCGGTTTAGAGAAAATCTTGACAAAACTCTTGCTGGCGCTGCTGCACTTCCTGCTACCAGCCTTGAGGTTGCAAGGTCTATTGTTCAAAACACAGGCGCTGCAGTAGCAGGGTTTGGTGCGGGGGCTGCAGGCGCAGTTGTGCCGGGAAAAGAAGGACAAGGGGCTGAGTGGCTAAAATCTACCGAAGAAAAGTTAGGGGGTTTTAAACCTGATTCAAAAGCAGGCAACAAAATTATGGATGTTCTTGGGTGGTTGCCTGAAAAACTTGATGAGTACGTGGCAAAACCTCTTGGCGATGCATTAACAAAGGCAGGGTATACTACTGCAGGATCTTTGGTGCGCAGTGGCGTTAACCTGGCACCGTTGGCTGCTGCCGCTGCTATTCCCACGCCAAAAGGAGCTGTTGCAAAAAGTGTAAAGGTTGAGCCAACTCCTGCAAAAGGAACTCCCACAAAAGGTGTAAAGGTTGAGCCAACTCTGAGTGATGCTCCTCCTCCTCCTGCTGCAATGACCACACCAGGAAGAACAGACCCTGCTACTGCGCCAATTGTACGCCCAGCAGAAGTAGTAAGTCAAATTGACCCTCAACTAACTGCTGCTGAATTAGCGGTAATGCCAGATCCGCTTGTTCGGGTTGCGCCAACGCTTGATCCTCCTCCCCCGGTGTCTAATCCTTCTCCTGCCCCTTTAGCAGCAAGAGCAGATCCATTGGCAGCAATACCATTTGATACGGTAGTTGCGGCAACGCCTGAAGGTGTTATGCCGGGTGCTCGAACAGCAGCGCCATTAGCAGCAACTCCTGATATTACTGCACCAACTTTAGCAGCACCCAGCGTGTCTGGCGCATCTGCCCGACCACCATTAGCTGTGGCAACACCCCCATTAAGGGCGGCAGCATCCCCTGAAATTGTTGCACCAACTTTAGCAGCACCCAGCGTGTCTGGCGCATCTGCCCGACCAGCTGCGGTAGTACCTGAGGTTGTTCCTGTACCCAGAGCTGCTGAACCGGCTGCTGTAGTACCTGAAGTTGTTCCTGTACCCAGAGCTGCCGAACCGGCTGCAATTATAGCAGAAGCATCACCTGATGGTTTGCCTAAAGCAGGGGAAGCAGTTGCAGAAGCAGCCAAAGCAGGTGAACCTTTACCTGTACCCCCAATAGTAAAAGTAGGTGAAGCAGCCAAAGCAGGTGAACCTTTACCTGTACCGCCAATAGCAGCAGCAGTTGCAAGCCCGGCAGCAAGAGCAGCTAAGGCCGCTGCCGCAGTTGCAGCTGGTGTTGCCTTGACAGGTGATGTACCTAATGATGGGGCAAGTAGTGCTGCGGCAGTTCCGCTTACCTACCTTAATCCGGAAGGGGAGCCGCCACCGGCAGCAGTACCACCCGCGCTACCAACAGATCCACCCCCTGCTGGAGTAGCTCTTTCTGATCTTAAAGCGCCACAACAATACCCTGATGATTGGTATCAAACTCTTGGAATTGCAGCGCAGGACAGAGCACGAGCAGTTGCGGCAGCTAAAGCAACAGCTGATAAATTACCACCTGCAGAACAAAAAAGTTTCCTGGA